GAAGCCGCCCAGCGTGTCGTCATCCTCGGGCGGCAGCAGGGGGTTCTCCGGCGCGGGCGAGGTCACAAACATGGCATACATCGCCGCGACCTTTTTGCGGTCGAGTTCAGCATCGTCGTACTGATCGAGCAGAAACAGCTTCACGATGGCCGGGGCCAGCTTTGAGACCCCACGCAATTGACCCGCTTCAACGGGGTCGATGACATGAATGACCTCTGAGGCGGGCACGCGCACCATTTCGCCCGCCAGCCCTGGATCGGTGCTGTCGCCGGGGTGCCGCCGAAGGAAGTGATAGGCCACACGGCGTCCGACCCGGTCAAACTCGATCCCCTGACGGATGGCATTCCCATTGCCAGCCATTCCCGTTTGGTGGAGAGGCAACATTTCGGCGGGCAACATCTGTAGTTGCAAGGGAACAGATAATCCGTCGCTGCTGCGCCGTGGCCTGATCCGAAAGAAGACCTCACCGGCCAGAAACACTTCGCGCGCCGCGCGCCGTTGCAGCCCATAGAAATCGGTCAGACCTTCGCTGTCTGCTTCATCGGTCCAGGCCAGCCAAAGGCGCTGCAGCTCTTCCTTGCGCGCGGCGTCCGCAATTTGCGAGATTGGTTTGATCCCATCGCCCACGGTATTGGCAGCCCAGCTTTCAACCGCATTGGCCGCATATCCATTGTTGCGCACCAACCAGCGGGCCCGTGCGGTGATGTCAGGCCCCGACGCTGCAATCAGCGCATTCACATGAGCGCGCGTCGCCTGGAACCCGCGCAGACGGCGATGATGCTGGCCTGCATCAAAGCCACCGACAAAAGCCCCGAGACGCTGCCGCCAGTTCATCACAGGTCCTTTACGGCATGGGGGCGAGAGATGCGCCCAGGGCCGCGCTCGGCTTTGGCGATGCGCCGTTCGATGTCGAAGACGGCCGCCGCCAATTCAGCATCCGTGCCGTAATTCAGGGTCTTGCCATCGTAGCTCACAGAGCGTGTGCCGCTATAGCGTGCCGCCAGCAATGCGCTGTGGCGGGATTTGAGATCATCGAGGGTCATTGGGGATCCATCATTCCATGTATTTGGGCGTGCTTACCCGCCAAGCGCGCTTGCGCGGCGCGGCAACGCGCCCGGCTTGCGGGCTGTTTGGTTTCTCGGGTTCACTGTTCGGTGCGACCACCACGGTCTCGACCCCGGCCTGCTTCTCGAGTTGCCGCCACATCCGCTCATCAAAGCGGTCGGCGCCGAGGATCCAGGCGGCGGCGCGTGCATAGACACGGGTATCCAACGCCTCGTTGCGTTCGCGCATCTTTTGCCATTCCTGACGCGCGTAGCCCCGCTTGTTGCGGATCGTCACCAGTTGCTCTGCCACCAGCTGCTTTAGCCATTCGCTGTCAGCCCAGTCTGGCAGGTGGATCATGCCCGCTGGATTTGAGACGCCGCTGGCGCGTTCTTCATCGCTCGGCCGCTCCAACCGCAGATAGCGGTAGGTCTCCGCCTTAAAAGTGGCAGTGGCCACTGTCCAAAGCCGTGCCCCGCGCTTGAGCTTTCGTCCGTTCACGGTCGCATCAACAAAGGTTGGCCCTGACACGGGCGTAGCTCGGTTGAAGCCTTCCAAGCCCTTGACGGGTGCGACCTGCGCAATGCCCTGCTTGCGGGACCAGGCATAGACAGCGGCGGACTCGTAGCCGGTGTCGATCGCCAGCTTTGCCAGCGTCATGATCGCGCCGTTCTGGTGCGTCCAGGTCTGGCTCAGCAACGCCGTCAGGCTCTCCCAGCTGGCCGGATCATCCGGTCCGCCCGGAATGACGATGTGATCCACCAGCCAGCTTTCCAGCCCACGGCCCCAGGCCCAGACATCGACCTCGATCCGGTCCTTCTGCACGTCCGCCCCAGCGGTCAGGAACAGGCCGCGTGCAGGGATCTGCGCTGCAAAGATCTCACGGCGATCCGCCAGCCGTTGCCATTCCGGGGCCTCCCCACTCTCAATCCAGGTTTCGCCCAGCAGCGTGTTGCGCGCAGCGCGCAGCATCTCGTCGGAGCCCTGCGCTGCCAGCCACTCCCGTGCGACCTGCTCCCAGCTCTTCCAGCCGATCGGCGAATACAGCGCTGAGATGTGGAAGCCGATCGCGTTCGGATCGGTACTGACAGCGGTTGCCCGCCATTCGCCCCGCGCCAGCATCTCCGTCTTATGGTGCTCCGCGATGGATTTCTCACACCCAGCGCAGTGGTAGGCTGCGGTGTCAGGCTGCCCTTTGTCCCAGCGCAGCCGTTCAAACTGCAGCCATTGCATATGGCCGCAATGGGGACAGGGCACGAAGTAACGCCGCTGATCACTCGCCTCAAACTCGCGTTCAATCCGGCTCAGCCCCCTGATCGTGGGCGTCGAGACCATGAACACCTTGCGCCTGTGCGCAAACGTCGTGGTGCGCGCTTCCGCCAGACTGACCGGATCGCCTTCCTCGTCGGCTGAGGCCGGATAGGCGTCGACCTCGTCGAGGAACACATAGCGCGCGGGCATTGAGCGAAGGCCCGTCGCCGAATTCGCCCCGGTCAGCACCAGAATGCCGCCCGGGAATTCCTTGGACAGCATCGAATTGCCCGCATCGCGTGATCGGGCTGGACTGACGCGCTCCTTTAGCGCCGGGCTTTCTTCAATCAGCGGATCGATCCGCCCGCGTGAGGTCCGCTTCGCCATCTCTACCGTTGGCAGCACCGCCAGCATCGGTCCTGGCGCGTGGTGAATGACAAAGCCGATCCAGTTATTGCCCGCCTCCGTCGCACCGACCTGCGCGGCTTTCATGAAGCTGATCCGTTGTGCGGGGTGGCCGGGCGACAGCGCATCCATAATCGCGCGCAGATAGGGCGTCCGGGCTGTCCGGTATTGACCTGGCTCAGCGGCTGCACGCGACGACAGCTTGCGGTGTTTATCAGCCCATTGCGACACCGTCAGATCCGGATCGGGCCGCATCCCGCGCCGCCAGGTCCGCAGGATGTCCTCGGCACCCTCGAAGCCAAGGTCGAGATCCTCGGTTAAGTCTGATGTTGCCCCCTCTTCATTCAAGCGAGACCCTGAGGTCTGCGAGGGCGTCGAGCTGCTCTCGGACATGGGTTTCCAGCACCCTTTGCAGGATCGCAGTTTCGATCGTCACGGGGGTGCCCGATACCTTCTCCATCTCTGCGGATAATTGCGCGGCCATCAGGGCGGCCACGCGGGTGGGCCAGGTGACCCATGTGTCGCGCTCCTGGCGTGCGAGACGAAACACTAGCGTCTCTGCGCGTGCGCGGTCGACCAACACGCCTTTCTTCTTCTGGATCGACAGCTGTCGCTCTTGGGCCTGGTAGACCGTCAGTGCCGTGCGCGCCTTCAGATAAGATGTGCTGTCGCCGGGGCCTGAGACAGCACCATCGCCAGCGTTTGACACGCCCCGCGATCGCATCTGCTGATCTGGATCGGTCATCACTCCGCGGCGCGCATCAGAGGCTGCAGCGTTGATCGACCCGTCGCCAAACAGCACCAACCGCCCGTTCTTGCGCGCCTTTTGGACGGCCCCGCGCGACAGGCCGGAATGGGCGGCATAGGCGCGTTCAGACAGTCCTTCCATGGCGTCGTGAATATCCTCAACTTATTGGAACTAAGTGGAAATAACGATATTATTCAGTTGATTACACTCCCACATAGAGCGACTCTGGGTGCAGGAAAACGATGCAACTCAGCCCCGGAGACAACGCCATGACCACCAAGACCACCACCCTTGCCAAAGCCCCCAGCGAAGCCCTGCTGCTGGAGATCGCAGCGAAGCATTTCCACAGCATCGAGACGCTGGAAACCCGCAACCGCGATCGCCTCGACTTCCACGATGTCGCCGTCTGGTCCATCCGCGCAGCGCTCGAGGAGGCTTTCGAGGCCGGACGCCGCGCCGCTTAAATCTCCACACGCCCACACCTCACTCCTGAAAGGACACGCACATGGCCATCGCCACCACTTCCGACACGACACGCATCTTCATCGACCGCAGCCGCTTTATTGAGGCCATGACCGCGTCCGCGCTGCAGGGCCATTTCAATGACGTCAACCTGAACGCTGAGGTCTTCGAGATGGCGGGCCGGATCGGGATCGATTGCCTGACGATCGAGTTGGCCGATGTCGTCCCCCTCCTGCAACAGCACGGGCTCATCTGAGCCCGCGCAAAAGCCTGCAACAAAACCGCAACAAGGAGACAGCCATGAGTACGCGTGCGCAGATCGCCATCGAGATCGGACCCGCAGAATGGGCTCACATTTATTGCCACTTCGACGGCTACCCCTCGTACATGCTTCCCGCGCTGGCGCCGTGGACGCCCGAGGACATCCTCGCCGCCAAGGAAATCCGGCAGGTCTGCGCGGACGTGCTGGACTGCTTCGATCCGCCCCGCGAGCCGCCGATCCTGCCGCGCCCGACCTGCCAGCTCTGTCACCTCTATGTTTGGCGGGACGGGGGATGGGTGGAACTCGACTCCGAAGCCCACGCTTCCGAAGGCGCAGCCAAATGACCAATCCTTCCCTCAACTGCCTGTCTGAGGGCGAAACCCTCAACGATCTCGCCCGCCGCGAATGCGCCATCGGGTTTGACCTGCGCTTTTGCCGCAGCGTCGCGGTGTCCGAACACGACCGGGAAACCATCACTTGCGATCCGACTGAGGCGGAATTCGCGGCGCTCTATGCGTTGACTGATCTGGGCGAGGCCAGCGCCATCCATGATGTCCAACTCTCAAGCGCCGGGGCCGACGAGATAGCCGCCATCGCCCGCGAGCTCTTCGTGGCCATCGTCAACGCCCGCCGTGCTCCGCCGATGCGGCGCAGCGCCATGAGGGGAAACAGGCGGCGTCGCACAATACAGACTGGATCGTTTGAGCGTCACAGATAGATCAAAAAGCACTGATATTGCTCAGAATTGCCTACGACAATCACTGCAGCAGAGCGAATGTGATTGTACCAAAACGATGCAACTCACCACGGAGCCACCGCCATGACCACGCACCCCATTCTGCCCAGCCGCAACGAGGACTACGGATTTTTCCGGGCCGTGACTGTTTGCCCGCAGCGCGACCGCCGCAGCGCGGAGGTCTGGACGCTCGCCTCTCGCCTGATCGCTGCTGCCATCGGCGCCGACAGCGAGGACGAGATGATCGGCATCCGCGATTTCCTCGACAGCCGCATGGGCCGCCACTTCGCCGACGATGTGGTCGGCAACATGATGGGCTGCAACATCGACACCGAGACTGCGATCGCATCCGCGATCCGCCGCTGGCAGGACTGGCGTATCAGCCGCAAGACCGAGCGCTGCGACGGGATCCCCGCAGGGCTGCCCTACCTGACGGGTTGGGTGCAGCACTTCGCGGTCGCCGCCGCCATGGCCGAGACCGACTGACCAAGACCCAAACCCCAACAGTCCCCATCACGGCAGGAGGCCCAGATGCCCAAACTCACCATCACTCAGACCATCATTCTCAGCCGCGCGGCCACGCGCCCTGACAATCTGGCCATGCCGCTGCCCAAGGGGTTGCATGGGGCGGCCGCACAGAAGGCCGTGACTGCGATGATCACACGCGGCTGGCTCGAGGAGGTCGAGGCCAACCTTCGGCGCGGCGAGCCGCTTTGGCGCGAGACTGGCGATGGCCACGGCACCACGTTGATTGCGACAGAAGCTGGCCTTTCTGCGATCGGGATAGAGCCAGTGGTGGCGACCACCATGAACAATCTGCGCAAGGCGAAACTGGAGCTGACCTCTGCGCCGAAGGACGCAGCCGAAGCGTCGGCCAGTCCTGCCACGCCCAAGCCAATCACCATCCGCGCTGGCACCAAGCAGGCAAAGATCATCGCGCTCCTCCAGCGATCTGAAGGGGCATCCATCAGCGAAATCGTTGCGGTGACCGGTTGGGCTGCACATTCCGCCAGAGGCATGATTTCGGGCGGGTTAAAAAAGAAGCTCGGCTTTGAGGTCTCCACGACCTCTGACGGGCAGCGTGGTCGAGTCTATTACATCCGAGAATCAATATGATGGGCTTAACACCTATTCCTATCAATATGTTGATGTGGTCTTGCGAATCGAAATCTGACAGTGGATAAAGTTTAAGGGTTTACCGCCTGTTAACCTGCCTAAATTGCGGCCTGCTCGCCGCAATTTTGTACCAACTCAGGACCAGCTTAGGCTGGTCCTTTTTTATTAGCGATCGATTCGAGCGAACAACCTGCGCAGCGCGTAGCTGCGCAGCAGGGATATCCCCACAAAAACTGCGCTCAGCGCCAGATTGTCAGCAAGGCTCGTGTGCAAGCCGAACCATGGGAACACGATGATCTGCGTCGCGAGCGCCAAGGCATAGCCCACCGCGACATTGGTGATGGCCTTGATCAGTGATCGGCGGCGAGACTGCATCACGCGGTCAGCCGTTGCGATTTGAGTGTCCCGAAGGTCTCTCCACTTTCTGCCAAAACAGCCTCTTTGCCGGTAAAGGCCTGCCAACGCTCGATGGCCACATCGACATATGCCGGGTTCAACTCGACCCCGTAACACACCCGCCCTGTAGTCTCGGCCGCGATCAGCGTGGTGCCGGACCCCATGAAGGGTTCAAACACGGCCTGACCGGGGCTTGAGTTGTTCAGAATCGGCCGACGCATGCATTCGACCGGCTTTTGTGTGCCGTGCACCGTGTCCGCATCCTGATCCTTGTTTGCGATCTGCCAGAGCGTCGTCTGTTTGCGGTCCCCCGCCCAGTGGCCCCTGCCCGTCTTCTTCACTGCATACCAGCAAGGTTCATGCTGCCAGTGATAATCGCCCCGGCTCAGCACCAGCCGGTCCTTGGCCCAGATAATTTGCGAGCGGATATTGAAGCCTGTCGCCGTGAGGCTTTCTGCCACGGTCGCAGCATGCAGTGCGCCATGCCAGACATAAGCAACGTCACCTGAGAACAGCGCCCATGCCTCGCGCCAGTCAGCGCGGTCGTCGTTCAGCACCTTGCCGGTGCGTTTGGTCGCTGCAGCACCTGCCTTATTACGCCACCCGGGATCGTATTCCACACCATAGGGCGGATCGGTGACCATCAGCTGCGGCTTCACATTACCCAGCAGCCGACCGACCACGTCAGCGGACGTGCTGTCGCCGCAGATCAGCCGGTGCGACCCCAGCTGCCACAGGTCACCCTGCACCGACACCGGCGTGACTGGCGGTTCGGGAATGTCATCTTCGCCCTCAACTGGCCCCTCGCCGCCCAGCGCATCTGGATCGCCCAACAGCGCATCCAGATCTTCGTCAGTAATCCCGAGCAGCGACAAGTCGAAATCCTCAGCCAGCAGCTCTGCAATCTCGTCGCGCAGGATGGCCTCGTCCCATTCTCCCATCTCGGTTAATTTGTTGTCGGCGATGCGGTAGGCGCGGCGTTCCGCTTCGTCGAGATGCCCAAGCCGGATCACCGGCACGTCTGTCAGCCCCAGCATCGTGGCAGCTAGTATCCGGCCGTGGC